CCGAACTTCGCACAGAAATTGGATGAGATCCAGTCTGTACCTGGTGCGGTCTTTACGATTCCTCCCGGTGCACTCGAACAGATCCAAACGCAACCAATTGGGCCGGATGCAGACATAGAAATAGCCCGTATAAAGGCTGAAATGCAGGGTGCAAGTGGGGTAAACGAGGCCTACCACAGCACTACCCAGAGCGCAGGACGCCAATCTGCTTACCAGATCAACCAAACACTAGTGGCACTAGGTGCAAGATTCCAGGTAAAGATTAAGAACCTTGAAAATGAAGCCATGCGTATTCTTGCAACTAACATGTGGAAGATTATGCAGATCTTTATCGACAAAGAAATCCCTATCCGCGTGATGGGGCCGCAAGGGAACACTTGGGCTACTTATAACCCCGGACTCTACCTAGGTGACTGGGACGTACAAGTAAAACTTGGAGCAACGGCCGACACTATCAAGGAAACCCAGCGCCAGCAGATGATGCAGTTTTACCTACTAGCCAGCAAACAACCATTTGTGGACCAGCAGGGTCTATTCGTAACCGCCACACCTCAGATATTCCCTGACATTAACTCCAGAAGCGCTCAGGCCCTCATCTTGCCTCCACCACCTCCACAACCGCCTCCAACGGCCGCTGCTGCACTGGCTGCTACTATTAAGTTCGGTGAAGACCTTTACCCTGATGAACAGGCTGAGGTACTGAATGAGTTGGGAGTGCAACCAAGTCCATATAGAGAGGAACAGACCGGAATAAACGCTAGTCCTCAAGACCCCGCTGTAGTGAAGGCTAATGCCGCCGTGCTCCACGCCAAAGCAGGCGCAGCGCCCCAGCAAGCTTACGAACAAGCAGGGATGCAAACCGCCGGAAGCCCGCCCGTAGGTGCTCCCACTAGCGGTGTAGCGAACGTTCCGAAAGTCCCAGCATGAGCGAGGTGGACGACGCCATTTATAGTGCCTACCGCTCATTCCTACAGGGTGCAGCCGGGCAAGATCTAGTAGCACGCCTGAAAATGACCGAAGCCAAGTACATGATGGAAGGCATGAAAGCCAGCACGGTCGAACAAAAGGGTCTAGCGATGGAGCGAATGCACGCGATATACTTGGTGCGTACGATGTTAGATGATCTAGCGAGGCCGAAGGTTGCTCAGGTGCAGTCGAAGTCTGCTAAGAACCAGTCAAATGCTCAGGCTGGTTCTTAAGAGTCTTTGACAAACACTAGAGGTATGCCCTATTATCCCAGCAGAGCATATGTACTTCTTTTGCGTAGCAATAAGCTTCGCTTAACTTAAATGAAAGGGTAACTGATGGAATCAGACACCACAACTTCTGATTCTGTAGTTTCAGGCGCGGACGACGCACAACTTGAAACTACAGATGTAAACATGGAGGCGGTCACTGAGGACGAAGAAACCTCTCAAACCAGCGAATCAGACGAATCTGGGTCCGACGAGGACAACTCAGATGACGCTGAACTCAAGGATTGGGCGGCTAAAAAGAATCTTCCTCTGGATGACCCCCTGAAGATTGCCAAGATGTACCGCGAAAGCGAGAAAGCATTGGGCAAAAAGGGCCAGAAAGAAGGTCAACTAAAGAACGCTGTAAGTACTGCCAACGAATCATCCAACACGGAGGATTACCAAGCGCTGAAGAACGAGGTAGAAGCCCTGAGCTTTTACGTCAATCATCCCGATGCGAAGCAGTATGAAAGCACTATGGTTGACATCTTGGAAGAGAAACCGCACTTAGCGAGTGATCTCGAAGCAGTACTAGATATTGCCCGTGGACGCTCAATGACCGATGCCGCCACACGACTTGTAGAACGAAACGCTGGGAAGAAAGAAGCACGCGAATCTGCCGAACAGGCTGGACGAGCAGCTCAACCCCGAAGCAGTGCCCACTCTACTACCACAGTAGGTAAGATAACTCCTGCCAATGTAGATGCAGTGGTAGCACAACACATGGGTGACCCGGTATGGTACCAAAAGAACCTTGCCGCCATCAATGCAGCGCTCGAGGGTTAAACCTTTAACTCAAGAAAGAATTTGATATGGCAACAGTAACTGGAGCCTATGGCTCTGGCAACGTAAATATCGGTGTAACCGCCGGTAACGTGTTCCGACCCAATGTGTGGTCAAACGAAGTTCTGATGTTTGTGAAAGCAAACCTCGTACTTCTACCCCTAGTTCGTCACTATGACCGCGAGATTCAAGCCTACGGTCAAACCGTCGAAATTCCAAACGTTAGCACCATCACCGCTAACTTGAAGGCTCAGAACACCCTGGTGACGCTGAACTACAACACGGAAACAAAGACGACCATCACCATCAACCAGCACTATGAAAGTTCGTTCCTGCTGGAAGACATTGAAAACGTCCAGTCTAAGTACGACCTCCGCACTGACTATACGCAGGCAGCCGCCTACGCTATCGCTGCGAAGATTGATAACAGCATCGCCGTCCTCATGACCGCCGCATTCACCGCTTACGGTGCATTCGGTACAGCCCTGAACGACACACTGATCCTGTTTGTAAACCGCTACCTGGACGACGCTAAGGCCCCACAGACCGACCGTAGCTTCGTTGTGACCCCACAGGGTAAGCAAGAAATGCTCGCGATTGACAAGTACATCCGTTACGACGCAATCGGTGTCGGTGGGGACCAGAACTCCATCCGTAATGGACAGATTGGTGAGATCTATGGTGTCCGTGTCTACATGTCTCAGAACCTGACGCAGGTGACATCTAGCCCGAACCAAAACAACCACCTATTCTTCCACAAGGATTCTGTGGCTATTGCAGTCCAAAAGAACGCACGTTCTCAGGCGCAATACAAACAGGAGTATCTTGGTTGGTTGGTTACAGTCGATATTTTGTACGGCTTAACCACGCTCCGTCCGTCCTTTGGTTTCTTGGTGAAGAGTTAATCTTACCAAAACCAGCAAGATTGGAGGCTTAGGCCTCCTTTTTTGTTTGACTTTTTAATCTAAGGTAGGTATCCTGGTAGCAGAGTAGGAAAAGCCCCGAATAAACGGGGCTATACACTTGGAACGTGTACTTCCTACTCTAGCATACCCAAACTAAAGTAAGGAGTCTTTATGCGTATATTAAAACTAACAAATTCACCAATCCCAATTCTAGTGGACGATGAAGATTATGCAGAGCTACGTTTATTTGCGTGGCGTTTGCTTCCGGGCAAAGGTTATGTGGTACGGTCAGTGTGGAGTAATGGCAAATCAACGCTAGAATACCTACATCGGCGCATTATGAACGCCCCCAAAGGAATGGACGTAGACCACAGAGACATAAGCGCGTTTAACAACCAAAAGTCCAACCTACGGCTCGCTACGCGGTCACAGAATATGGCGAACTCACCCCGGCAATCAGGACACTCCAAATACAAGGGCGTTTCCAAGTTAAACCGCCCAAACCTAAAGAAGCCGTGGCTGTCATACATAAGAGTTGATTACAAAATGTACTACAATGGGTACTATGAGACAGAAGCGGAAGCGGCGCACGTATACAACCAGTTCGCGGAACAAATCTTTGGTGAGTTTGCCTACCTTAACGTGATAGACTAGCACTATGAAAACTGACAAAAGAGATGGAAAAAGGCTTAATCTTACTAAAGAGGTAGAGACGTTCGCTCCGACAGAAGATGATGGTCGGTGGAAGCCAACGGAAGGTGGTACCCTTACGGGGGTATATGGTAAGGGTACCCCTACTCCAAGTCTTTCCATTGAAGAAATGGCGGTTATAGATGTAACGCAATATTATCCCTATCTTTTGAAGGGATCAGATGAGTTCGAACGCCGTGTCAAAGAATTCTTAGCCAAATACTAGCCGTTGTAAGTTCTACAGTATAAATACCAAAATAGTATGTTAGATTGTTTACAGTAACCATAAGGAGCACTGATGAACAATCCACTAAAGATTGATGCAGAGACAAAAAAGACTTTTGATATTACCCCAGAAGTTGATAATGAAGATGTAGAAAAGCTAGGTTTTTGCCGAGCGCAGCGTGACGAGTATCGTAAAATGCTCTGGCGCGAACGTGTGGAACTCATAATCGCCCGGAGGCAAGCTGAATCTAAAGACCAAATTGTACAAATAGAGTCAGCTAAGAATGTAATGTCTCACACTAGTGGAATCGAACAGTTTGTAAGGGCCATCAAAGTACTAAATGAACTCATCGCTGAACTCGAATCAATCGTCTCCGAGTAAGTTGGCGGTTGTAGTGCCCTCCAGGGGTCTTATGTTTAGTGAGACCCTGGAGGACTTGCTACGCGAGTTAGAGGGGTTTGACCACAAGTTCTTTTGGGCGCACTCACGACCGTTGCCAGAGTGTTTTGAGGAACCAGTTGAAAAAGCTCTGGCCGACCCGGAAATTTATGCGGTGCTTATAGGGGAAGACGACATGATCCTCCCTAAAGGCATTCTAAAACGCATGTTTGCCCGTAGCTACCCTGTAGTAGCGCTCGACTACCCATTCAAGAACGATGGCGACTCCACAATGCTCCATGACCCGGCCGGTAACGCTATCTACTCTGGTACGGGCTTTATCCTAATCGCTAAAGCAATACTTGAAGCACTGCCTAAGCCAATATTCAGGACTGACACCGCGTGGGACACAATGATTAAAGGAGATACACTCGTATTCTGGCCTAGAAAGCTTACAAAGGTCGCCTACGGCCTCCACGACGTGAACCTGGGGATTATCCTATTCGCCAACAATATCCCCATTAAACCGATGCACCGCACTGCTGGACAGCGCAAATTGGTAAAGTTAGGCGATCCGAACTCTAATAACGGTGCACACGAGATACGAAAGATTACTAAGGTAGGCCGTGATCTAGTGATTAAGACTGTAGAGGCTGAAAATATCTACAAATACCGTGAAGCGCTTAAACGAGTGGAAAATGTAGAAGTAATGGACCACATTCCAGAATTTATCGGGTACAAGGATGGTCAAGCTTTTGTGAAAGGACTTCCAAATGTCACAGTCGTTTAAGATCGCTGTAGTACTACCTTCGCGTGGCCTTATGTTTTCGCGCACCGCAGATGAACTACTACAGAACCTGGAAGGCTACGACTACGAGATATTCTTTGCCCATGGTCTATCTATACCTGAGTGCTTTACGGTGCCGCTTAACCGAGTATTAAAGCGTGATTTTACCCACATATTTATAGTGGAAGACGATATGATTCTTCCCGAAGACACCTTAAGTGCGATGCTTCTAATGGACGCCCCTGTAGTGACAATGGACTACCCCGTAAGCAAGACGGGCCAGGGAGCGG